TGCATTTCTTTTCATTACTTCATTAGTATCTTTCTATATATATTATATCATCTACAGTTAAAAAGTGCGCTAGCACTCATGCTATAGATAGATGGATTAACAATCACGCCCATTAGTATAAACATGTTTTAAAACTGGGAACCTTAAACTAAATCCTCCGTTTTGATTTTCGCTTTCCTCGAAATACTGAATCGTTACAGTCTTACCAATAATATCTTGTGGAGATTCATAGTACATTTCTCTTTGTTCTTTAGAAAATCCTGATCCTACATTTACTTTACAACCTTTATGTTCAATTGTAATACTGCTTAAACATTCTCTTTCTATTTGTTTACCGTTTTCTGTCCATCGGATATTTCCATTGATTGCATCTAGGACGGTATATTCTGCATCATGGAATTTTTTAACCTTTAGTAGATTATGGCTTCTTTTACCTTCATAGCCTACATTCTTTCTAACCATGATTCCTTCAAATCCTGCCTCTTCGGCTTCTTTAGCCATTTCAGTAAATTGTTCCTCTGTAGTTAGTTGATCTTGTGGTAAGAATTCTAACATATCAGAATTAATATTTTCTGGTAGGCGATCATATCCATCTGAAAGTCTTTCGGTAAGTGATTTAGTTCCAACCTTATTATCAAATTCCTCTAAAGTTAAATAATCAAATACAAAGAATTTAGGATTATCTATTTGATGATCCTTCTTTCTGATCTGTTTCATAATTCCTTGGAAATCTTCATTGCCATCTTTATCAACCATACAGATTTCTCCGTCTAGGATAAAATCACCACCTATCTTAGAAATTTCATTTGCTAAGTTATCTAGTGTTAAAAATTCTTTACCACTTCTAGAATAAAATGTTACTGTATTCATTTCCTTTCTGCAAATACATCGAACTCCGTCTAATTTTCTAGAACCGTACCAGTCTCCACTTTGGAAATCTACCCTTTTTACATTATAAGGATTTGCTAATGCAACCTTAAATGTTGGTATTAAATCAGGATGTACTGCTTTATTAATTGATGTTGTATTAGCACCCATTTTAAGGTCTCTATCAATAATGTTGTAGATAAGAGTTTCATATTGTATGTTCTCTAAAATAAATCTGTTAACATTTGCAATTGCAGTATGCCCAGTACAAACTCTATTTCTTAAATCATCCAATAAAGTAAAAATACTTCCATAAGTATTAGGGTGACCTAGTAAATCGGAATTCTTTTTGCAATTCTTGGATGTAACATTATACTTAAAGTAAGGATTATAAGTATAGTGGAAAATATTTTGTAGAAATTCTCTATCCTCGTTTTCCTCTGAGTTATCAGCATACTTTTTAATGGTTGAAATTTTATGATTACCTGAAGATGAATCATTCATTTCATTAATGAAAGATTGTAGATAATCAAAGTTGTTTGTTAGTTCAGTCATATTCCGTTTTGTTTTAATTATTATAATATAAATATAATCAATTTTTATCGGTTCTGAACTATAAATTCACGTTTTTTTCAAAAAGTTATTAACAATTTTAAAACAACATTGTTGTCCCTGCAGGATTCGAACCTACGCTCTTCTGTACCAAAAACAGACGTGTTGCCAATTACACCAAGGGACAGTTTTGAGCGAGAGACCAGGTTTGAACTGGCGACCTAAAGCTTGGAAGGCTTTCGCTCTACCAACTGAGCTACTCTCGCAAAAATTATTCTTTATTCTTTTTCTTTTCTAATTTTTCAATCATCTTATTAAACTGTTTAGTAGTTAATCCGTTATGATTAGATGAAAAGGGTTTCCATTGAACAATGATAGCTAACAAAAATACGCTACCTATAAAATGCCAAAAAGATTGAAATATAAATTCTAAAATATTCATGTTGATTTATTTATTATATGCAAAATTAATTAAAAGTTTTATGATTCATCATTAGGAGTATTTAAAAATAACATAGTTTTTAACTTTTGTAAATTTGTACATTTTTCATATTCTTCTACTTCTTCGAAATATTTAATTAAACCATTAATACTTTCTACTTTAGCATTAATTGAATCTTTTCTTTTTAATACAGATGCTGGGCTCTGCATTAAAACATGGTATGACAAATTCATAAACTCATTAAAATCAGTTTGTTCTAAGGTTAATAGTAAACTTCTAATAAAGTCATCGCTAAAACCATTACCTGGGTTAATTTCCATTATGTTTATCTTTTATTTTTTGTATTAATATTTTATCTTCACGGTCTAAGTCAGTAGGTATATCAACAATAATACTTATAAGTAAATCTGTATATTTACCTTCTTGTTTATAAATAGGAAATCCTTTACCTTTGACTCTTAACACCTTTCCATTTGCAGTGCCCGGTGGTATTGAAAATGTTATAGTCTTATCAAAACAATTAAGTGAATCTTTACCACCTAACAATGCATCATATAAAGATATGTTTTTTATTGTATGCAGTCCTTGGTTATCTATGAAAAAGTTATGGTCATTAATAATATCAATTGTCATAATTAAATCACCACTTAATTCTTCAGTTTGTCCGCGCTGCCCTAATCCTTTTAGTCTTAACTTTTGCCCATTTTTAATTCCAGGTGGAATATCAACCTTTACAGTTTTCATACCTAGGCTAACATCTCGGCTAGTTCCATAATATGCATCTGCTAATGATATCTTTAAAATACCTGAAGTATTACTACCTTTGTTATTAAAACCATATCTTTGATTAAATGCTCCACTAAAGTTTTGATTTCTGAGTAAATCCTCAAACATACTTTCATTAAAATCTCCACCAAAACCACCTCTAAATGGATTTGATGACATCTGATCGTATCTTGCCTTTTTATTTGGATCACTTAAAGTTTCATATGCATCAGCAACCTCTTTAAATTTTTCTTCGTTGCCTTTGGATTTATCCGGGTGATATTCTTTTGCTAATTTTCTATATGCTTTTTTAATTACATCAGCTTGTGCAGTTTTGTCTACGCCTAAAGTTTGATAAGGGTCTTTCATTATTTCCAGAGAAGTTGTATACCGATTAGACTACATGCCAAGAATAATGACACAATTGTTTTTGTAGTAATTCCTTCACCGAGAAAATACCAAGTTAAAAATGTAAATGAAATAATACCAGATCCAAATGCAATAAACCTACCAGGCCATAGGAGGCCATCATAATATTCAACCATGAACTTGGTACCATATATTAATATGTAACTAATTGTAGTACCAAATAATATTGAAACTGTAAAGGGATTCTTTTTAAACCACGGCCACACAAATTGTCCGTTAGTCTGAAACCATATAGCAGCTTGCCCAGTAAAGAATAGTAAAAATGCTAATAATAATTTATTCATCGATATGATATTTATACCCTTGTCTATTCATATATTCCATGTGGCTTTTCATGTGCTTTGCTGTTATCCATGATGAAGGCTCTGGTTCTACTCTCCCGTCAACCCGCTGGTCAAATGCTTTATTTAAAAACCATTTGTCTTTTTTGCTCTCCCACCAAAACCAGACCTTTTGCCATGATCTAGGTTTTTTCATATACACTTTATTGCCTTTGTCCATGTGAGCAATAAATTGCTTATATGTAATATCTTTAGTAGGCATTATTTATTTCTTGATTCTCGTATTGAAAGCTTTTGTATCTTCTCTTCTAAAATAAATTTCTTTTCTTCTAATTTATTCTTCTTCTCCATTTGAATTGCAATTCTTTCTAGGACATGTACCAGTTTAGGTATATCACCATCTATTAATTTACGTCCCATCTGTGTTCTAAAAAATTCTGACATAGTTATGTTTATTTTTATATGCAACAACTTAAAGTTTGTTTACAAATATATAAACAAATATAACAATTAAATTATGAAAGCAATACCAAATTTTAAAACCTTTAGTGTAGATGAAGGTGTCACTGTAGTTGGTTTTGGACAAACAGGAATTCAGAATTTTGGATTAGGCGGAGCAACACCGGAAACTGGTTATAGTATGACGCCGATAGCAGGTGTAGTTGAATCATGTTCTAATCATGTAGCCGAACAGGCAAAAATGTATGAATCTAATGATAATGATGATCATACTGCTGAATCATATATGAAAGAAGCTAAGAAACATATTAATGAATCTATGGATAGAGCTTATGAAGGTTATGGTTCTATGGATGAAAGTAAATCTGTAAATGAAGCTATGGTCCAAATAAAAGGAAAAGATAAACCGTCAGGTGCAAAAGTATTAGCCAAAATTATCGTTGGTGAATTTTACGATCAAAAAAAGATTAGCAGTAGAGAAGTAAAAGAATGGGAACAGGACATTGCTGAACTAATCATGAACTCAACATTTTAATATGAATATTTCAAACTTTGAATCTTTTGGATTAAACGAAGCTGAAAAGCATGAATTCAATCCAAATGAAACAGCAGAAAGGCTAAAGAGAAGAGAACAGCAAAACATAGATAGGTTTAGAGCTGCACAGGAAAGAGAAGATGCTTTCGGTATTACTTATTATAAATATAGAATTGCAATTGACAAAATTGATTTACAAAAATTAAAGCTACAAACACAAATACATCAGCTTAAGCAAAAATACAAAAAGTAATGGATTCAAAACAAACCACAAATAGTAGAAAAGACCAAAATGATATTAGACATTTTGCTGGATCAGTAAAACAGTTTAAGGATATGTTTGATGATTTAGCAGATGGTAAAGATACCAATGCATACGATAGCCCAGTTAGACAAGGGTATGATATTCATCCTACAAGAGAAGAGGATATTGATAGTCCTCATTGGGATAAAGACCATAAGGATGAAAAAACTCAGAATGAAAATCATATACCAACATTTAATACATTTTTAAACGAAGCTAGAACCACAGATGGTTTAAGTAAAGATG